AAGGGTTCGGCGAAGACAGCCAATTGGAGACGAAAATGACAGAAACGAAATTCGGCAAAGCTTTATACGCCATTCTTTGCGCGGCATCCCCCAAGCTCGCCCAGGATGCGGCTCTCAAGCCTCTTGTGATGGGACTGACGCGCAAGCAATGCGATTTGCGTTCGCTTGAGCCCAAGCTGTTGGCGATGGACTCTGCTCTTCGCATGGAAGCTGCGCGAAAAGCTATGGATGCCGTCAAGGATGCCTCCGAGGAAGAGGAGAGCGAAAAAGAGAAGCGCGAGGAGCCTGCCAAAGACAAACGTGCGAAGGATCGCAAAAGGGCAAAGGACTTGTCTTTCGAGGAGTGGGCGAAAGAGGAAGAATCTGAGCCTTCCCATGAAAAGGCCCGAGATGCCGAAGAGGACGATGAGGACCGCGAAAAGCGCCGTGAGTATGAGAAGAAGGCGGAAGACGCTCGGCACGCCGCTGACGGCGGCTTCGACGATCTCGTGGAGAAACTGAAAGGCAAGGGCTATTCTCACGAGTACGCGACGAAAGTAGCTGGCAAGGTGGCCGCCGAAAAGAGCGGCGATTGCGCGTTTGGGGCAAAAGACAAGCGGAAGGCGAAGGATCGGATCACCCATGATGCGCAGACATCAGAGGAACGGGCGATGTGGGCGCAAATGCGCAAAGACGGAAGCGCGGACGATCCCGAAGACGACGCTATGCCGGCCAGCCTACGGAAGGCTGGCGATTCGCGTATCAAGAAGGCGATGGATGAATTTCGCTCCGAACTGCGCGAGGCCGAAGAAGCGCGCCGCGCTGTCGCTCCAATAGTGGGAAACGTGTTGGCGCAGGATTCGGCGGAGGAAATCTATGGATTTGCTCTTGACCAAATGAAAGTGGATCGCAAGGGAGTAGAAGGGACACGTGCTCTCAGGGCGATGTTCAATCTCGCGCATCAGGCATCCAAGCCTGCACCGCGCCTAGCGTATGACCACAGCGTCAAAATCGAAGACAAGTTTCCGAAAGCAGCCCGTCAAATCAAATTGATGTAAGGAGAGAATCATGGGTAGCCCTCTTATTGGAAGTTTTCAGACGCGCGTAAACATTTACAATCCCTACGGAGTGGAGGGTGATTTTGCCAGCGAAAACCCACGCGCAAGCGCGCTTACTCCCGATGGTGGATCGCTCATTGCGGGGCCGAACGGCGTTACCATCGGCCAGTTCGCCTGGATCGCAGCGGATGGCCGAACCGTGACGAATCAGGGCCAGTATCCCGCTCAGCCCGATGGATTCGTCCACCGCGCACAGCAGGGTTTGTTGACGCAGTATCTTCAAGCTGCCGGTACGCTGATCCCTCCGGGGTTTCCGGTGACTCTGTTGGTCGCCGGAGAATTCCTGGACATAAACACGGGTCCGTCCACGCTGGCGCGGCGCGGCAACATCTACGCTTCCTACATCAATGGTGCGTTGATGACATCAGCGGGAACTGGAGCATCCGTCACCGCCACTCTTGGGTCTACCAACACGGCCAGCCTGGGGGCGACGTTCACAGGAGCGGCTTCAAGCGCTTCGGCGACTTTGGTTGTGACGGCTGTCACGGGTCTCATCAGCATCGGCGATACCGTGAGCGGTTCGGGGATTTCCGACTCTCCTACCATCATTTCTCAGGTGTCTGGCACAGCCGGCGGAGCGGGAACGTATACCCTGAGCAAGCCTGAAACTTGCACAGGCGGAACGGTGACGTGCTTCGGTTCCACGGTCAAGGTAACGGCGGTGTCCACGTATATCAGCCCTGGAGACACAATCTCCGGCGGATCGGGATTCCCGTCCGGCGCGACGATTGTCAGCCAAACCAGCGGGGCCACCGGCAGCACTGGCGTATATACGATCAGCGCCCCTGGAACGGCCTACACAGCAAGCGCCTCTGGAGTTACTACCTTCGGGTACACAGTTGCCGTGACCGCTGTAGCATCCGGCACATTCAGCCCCGGACAGCCTGTTGCCGACACGACGCACTCGACTTATATCGTCGCCAATTCCGTTATAGAGTCGCAGATCAGCGGAGTACCGGGCCAGACCGGAATCTACACCCTGTCTCTTCCCGCTATCGCGTATGCGGCTGGCGACACTCTGACAACCACAGCCGGCATTCAACTCACCAACTGGACGGCCATTCCCCTGCAAGGTGGAGTGTCTACCGCAGTCGGCGACCTTGTACAAATCACTACATGGGGAGCGTAGAAAATGGACCGTCATCTTCAAGCAGTATCGGACAAATACGGCATCGTCTTCGAGGGGGTGGATGCGCAATTGCAGCGCACCGAAACCGAGCGCGGCGGTCTGTTGGCTCAGGATGCGCAGCCGGAATTGGTAACCGTCTCCAGCAGCGGCATTCCAGCGTTCCTATCGACCTATATCGAGCCCACGGCTATCGATATTCTTGTGGCTCCGCAAAAGGCGACAACGATTGTCGGAGAGGAGACGAAAAAGGGGGACTGGACGACGGAGACTGCTATGTTCCCTGTCGTCGAACACACTGGCATGGTGAGCTCTTACGGAGACTATTCGGAGACCGGAATGTCCAATGCCAATGTGAACTGGGTCCAGCGCCAATCCTACACGTACCAGATTTTCACTGGGTGGGGAGAGCGCGAACTCGACCGCATGGGTCTCGCCAGGGTTGACTGGGCCAATCAAAAGCGCAAGTCCGCTTACTCGACATTGAACATCTTCCAGAATCTCACCTATTTCTTCGGGGTGGCCGGCCTTGCAAACTACGGTTTGCTCAACGACCCCTCTCTTCCCGCTCCGATAGCTCCTATAGCGGATACTTCAACCGGCACTTCGCTTGTCACCTGGAAGCAAAAGGCCACGGACCTGGAGAACGGCGCAGTAGCCATTTACAACGACATTGTATTTGGTCTGTACACACAGCTTGTGACTCAGGCAAACGGGATTGTCGAGTTGGACATGAATTCTCCGATGACGCTGGCCATGTCCAACGTTTCGCAGATGTACATGACCACCACCAACAAGTACAACAAAAGCGTCCGCGAACTTCTCAAAGAGAGCTTCCCGAACCTCAAGATCGAAGTCGCCGTTCAATATGCAACTTCATCAGGTAACCTGGTGCAATTGATCGCCGATGAAATCGGTGGTGTGCGGACGGCGACGACTGCGTTCACGGAAAAATTGCGCGCTCATCGGATTGTGTACGAGTCGTCCAGCTTCAAGCAAAAGATGAGCCAGGGGACGTGGGGGACGATCATCAAACGGCCTCTTCTCATCGCTCAAATGCTTGGTGTGTAGACGTTCAACAGGAGCCGCAAGCAAGCGGCCTCAGCGCGGCGTACAGCCGCTCCTAGTGAGGGAACATGGCAAAGGAAACGACTCTCGTAGGCTGCCGTTTGCCGAACGGCTTTGTGTTGCATCATCCGAAAGAACGCAACCAGTTCGTGAAGCTGGCGGGCACCAACGAAGCCGGCAGCAACGGTCTGTACCTTGCTCCCAAGCAATTCACCCTCACCGCAGTAGATTCTGAATTATGGGCGGAATGGAGAACAGCTTATGTCGGATTCGAGCCTCTAAAGACGCGGGCGATATTCGAGGCGCGCTCTGAGCAGGAAGCTGGAATCAAGGCCAGAGAATCCGAAAATGTAAAGACCGGATTTGAAGGCACAGCCAAAGAAATGGTTATCGGCGGCCAAGAGATTTCACCTTTGAGATAACCATGAGCGTCGCTGTTTTCAATCCGGCAATTTTCCTGGGACGTTACCCGGAATTCACTGCGACGTACAACAAATCCATTGCGCCCTACGGAAGCCAGACCATCGTAATAGCGATTCTCGGCGGCGCGCCAGGAACAAACGTTCCAGCGGGTTCTCTGGCAATCGACCTGTCTGGATTCATTTACTCGCTTCAAGGCGCGGTAACGCTGGGATCGGATGGAGGATGGTCGGCCACCTTTGCCAATGTGTCTCCAGGCGCTCTTCCTTGCCCAGCAGGGAGCCTCACTCAGATATACCAGGGCGTGGCGGGATGGAACACAGTGAGCAATCCGACCGCTGGAATTCTCGGAACGGTATCGAATCCCTGGCTTTTCCCGAACTTCTTTGCCGAGGCGGGACTCTACCTGAACAACACGGATTGCAGCATTGTTCAGGACGTAAATCTTCGCACTGTGCTTTTGAATATGCTGACGGCTCATATCGCCTTCCTCAACGGTCAGCTTTCGGCAGACAATCAGGTCCGTCCCGTCGGACGCATGAGCGCAGCGAGTGAAGGCGCAGTGAGCGCATCTTTTGAAGGCGTTCCGCCGACCCCAGGGACGGGAGAATGGTTTCAGCAATCGCAATACGGAGCCTCTTTCTGGCAGGCTACGATTTCCTACAGGGGAGCGAGATACTTCCCGAACCCAACGCGAGTCGAGGGATTCACCGGAACTCGGTATGGACGGTATTGATGCGATTGTAGTATCGGTAGACTGTTCGGAGCTTTTGAGCGACATTGAAAGCATCGAATCCGGGGAAATGGAACTGCCCAGTGTGTCGGCAATTCGCATCGTTTGCAACAGTTGTATCGAGGATGTTCCGCTGTGGCTACCCGAAGCATAAAAATGTCGGACGCTGTCACGGCCAAGCTGAATGCTTTGGCGAAGAAGGCGCGCGGAAAAGTCATTGTAGGGTTCATCGACAACGATCAGGCCCCGATTGCATGGTGGAACGAGTTTGGGCACAAGGGCCGATTCCCTTCTCCGCCGCGTCCTTTCTTCCGCACTATGGTAGCTCAAGAGTCTGGGAAGTGGCCGGCGATGATGGCCGGAGAACTCAAACGCAGCGAGTTCGATGGCAAAAAAACTTTGGCGTTCATGGGGGATGAAATAGAAGGACAACTCAAGGAGAGCATCATCGAATTGGTTGCTCCTCCCTTGTCGAAAACGACGCTTCGGTTGCGCCTCAAGTTCAGGAATCAGCCTCAAAACATCAGGGCGCGAGATGTGGTGCAGGCGCAAATAGACGTTGCCAACGGAAAGCCGGTTGCGTCTGGTACTGAAGCGAAGCCGCTTGTATGGACTGGGCAAATGCTCAACAGCACGTCCTACAAGGTGAGCTAATGAAGGAATACGTGCGGGAAACGTGGAAGGCGTGGCTGACTGTGGTGGTGAAGTAATGGACTTGCGCGGGATTGCAAACTCGGCCTCCGACACAGTGAATCCGAACATTTCGGTAACTGTTTCCGCGTCCACCGGATATACGATTGGACCTGGTCTCAAGCAGATTCCGAGCTACGCCGATCCTGTAACGGGGTTCGCACAGGTCCAGGCGCTTACTGCGCGGGATATTCGACAGCTTGAAGGGTTGAATATCCAGGGGGCTACCAAGTCGATCATCTTGCGCGGACCTTTGAACGTCGTCTCGCGGACAAATTCTCAAGGCGGCGATCTCGTAACGTTTGGCGGACAAACATGGCTCAATGTGGCGATTCTTGAGCAATGGCCGCTGTGGACGAGGGCGGCCATTCAACTGCAAGACACACAGGACACAGGGTCGTGACAGCGCCGGCACAGTACGTTCCTTCCATCGCCATCGACGCTATTTTCGATGCGGTTGGGGCTTTCATTCAGCCCTTTGTAGGGACTGCGCAAGTAGTGCGCGCGCAAGTCAACCGAGTTCCGATGCCGGCATCGGGATTTGTAGAGTTGACGGAAATTGGGAACGTGGATATTGAGGTTCCGCGTTCATGGTACGACGGGGTGAATTCGCAGGAAGATTTTATCGGTCCAAAGAAATTGGCGATTCAGGCGGACTTCTATGGAGTATCGGCGGCCGATTGGTGCGCGGCGGTCAAGACAGTTTGGCGAACGTCTTACGCGACAGCGCAGTTCGCTCCAGGAATTGCCCCGCTTTATTGCGACGATGCGCACGAGGCGCCGCTGATAACTGGAGAAGAGCAGTACGAGCGCCGATGGACTATGACTTGCTATGTGCAGTACAATCCAGTTGTAATTGTTCCTCTTCAATCGGCTGACGAATTGAGCATGAACATTGTGGACAACGTAGTTTCATAAGGAGATGCGATGACGATACCGGCAAGCGCAATAGTCTCGGGGGTTCCAAGCGTACTCAGTCCAGGCGGAAGCGGGCTTGTGATGAATGGCCTTGTGCTGACGGAGAACGCACTCATGCCCGCTGGACAGGTTCTCAGTTTTGCAAGCTCGGCTTCAGTATCCAGCTTCTTCGGTCCCTACTCGACCGAATACTCCTACGCCGCCATATACTTCGCCGGCATGGTGAACGGGACGCAGATTCCTACGTCTATTCTCTTCGCTCCATACAACGCCTCAGCGCGCGCCGGATGGCTTCAGTCAGGCTCTCTGTCCAGCGTCCCGCTGGCGACGCTCCAGGGGTACAGCGGAACGCTCACGGTGACGTTTGCGGGAACCCCATTGACTTCGAGCTCGATCACTCTGACGGGATTGACTCAATCCCAGATGGCAAGCGAGATTCAATCGGCCTTTACGACTCCTCCGTTCTCGGTTTCTTGGAACGCTGTGCAGAGCGCCTTTGTATTCACAAGCACGGCGACGGGCGCCACTGAGACCATCACGTATGCAAGTGGAACTCTGGCCGCCGACCTGTTTCTCACTGCCGTTACCGGAGCGACGCTATCGCAAGGCGCGGCCGCCGACACGCCGTCTTCCGCGATGAACAATGTCATCGCGGTGTCGCAAAACTGGGCGACGATGAGTTATATTTTCGAGCCATCGCTTGCCAACAAAGAATTGTTCGCCGTCTGGTTCAGCGCATCCAACGGGCAATACCAAGCGGCTATGTGGGATAGCGACACTCAGGCCAGCGTACAAAACGCCACCGAACCCTTCGGAGTTGTGGCGAAGGCAAACAGTTACAACGGGGTTGTGTGCATCGGCGGCGATCCAGCCCTGGGCTCTCTCGCGCCTCTCGTGATGAACGTTGCCGCTTTCTATCAAGGGATGGTGGCATCCATCAATTACTCAGCGACGAACGGGAAGATCAATTTTTCCGGTAAATCATCCATGTCCGCCGCAGTGTTGCCAACGTGCACGAGTCTGCAAACCTATGAGAACCTGTTGGCAAATGGGTACAACTGCTACGGATCGTTTGCCACGAGCAATCAAGGGTTCGTATTCTTCTCGAACGGTCAAATTCCAGGCATCTTTCCGTGGGCGGATCAATGTGTGGACGAGATTTGGATGAAATCTCAATTTCAGCTTGCGCTTTTCAACCTGTACACCTCGGCCAATAACATTCCATACGATCCTTCTGGCTACGGATTGATTAGGGCTTCGCTCGTCGGCCAGCCCACTGGAAGCGGAAACTCTACATTCAACGGACCTATCAACAATGCATTGAACGCTGGCGTGATTCAGACAGGGGTTACGTTGTCTTCATCGCAAGCCGCTTTGGTCAATCAGGCGGCGGGGGTGAATGTGGCAGGAACGATTCAGTCCAATGGGTACTACCTGCAAATTCTCGATCCGGGCGCGGTGGCGAGAGTCAACAAACAATCGCCGATCATAAATTTCTGGTACACCAATAGCTCTGGAGTTCAATACTTCAGCATGGCCAGCATTAACATTCTGTAGGAGGCATCATGAGCGAATTTTTCAATGCGATCACGGGCGGCGCCAGTACAATAACTTCCGCAAATGCGGTCGTTACTGTGACGGTGCAGGGGCTGTACAACAGCCCAGTGCGTCTTCAAGGATTTTCTACAGACAAGGCCTGGGATATAGCGGCGCAGGTCGTTACTGAAACGCAGATTGGCGTAGATAGCCGAAAAACTGCTGGGCTTGTATTCAACGCAGTCAAGCAGACTTTTTCTTTCCAGGCTGATTCCCCCAGCGTTCAGTTTTTCGAGTCGATCTATGCCGCTCAGATCGCGGCAAGGGAGTTGTATTATCTCTCGGCAACCATCGACCTTCCAGCGACGGGCGAGTCGTATGTGTGCAACAAAGGAACTCTCGAAGATTACAACTCGCTGGCATCGGCGGGCAAAGTGTTGACACCCCGCGAGTTTTCAATCAACTGGCAAAACATCGTTCCGAGCGTCATGTAACTGGAGGGGTCATGTCAAGAAAGACAAAAACGTTCGTCGTTAAAGACGAAGGACGGGACAAAGGAAAGCATTTTCTTATAACGGAGCAATCCGCTGCCCATATTGAAGATTGGACCATGCGGGCGCTGTTGGCTTTGGGGGCATCCAATGTGGACATTCCAGAAGGCGCTCTCAATCATGGTGCGGCCGCACTCGTCCAGATGGGATTGATGAAACTGTTCGCTGTGGAGACAGAAAGACTTCGGCCGCTCTTGAAAGAACTTATGGAGTGCGCGGAACTTGTTCCCAATCCGCAAAAGACCGAAGTCAGGTTGTCGTACCCTCTTTACGAGGATCAGATCGAAGAGGCAAGAACTCTCTTCGCTATCAAGTGGGAGGCGCTCAAGCTGCACATGGATTTTTCTCTCGCCGCCAAGCTGTCGGAATTCGTAGAAAAAGTGAAAGCGAACGCGGCGGAAAGCATCAAGTCGAGTATGCAAACGTCTCCAGAGTCATTGGAATCATCGTCGGAAGGCGCTTAGCGACGCTGCATGAATTGCAAACGGTGTACAGCTTGGAGGATGCCTATAATCTGCTCGAGATAATTGGCGTCGATTCGGAAAACGAAAGGGAGTGACCAATGCCAACCATCATCGACAGTTTGATTGTCACTCTTGGGCTGGACTCGAAGGACGTAGACAGCAAGGCTCCCGGAGTTCGCGCCAAACTTTCCGAATTGGAAAAGACAGCATCGAAGGCGGAAACGGGCGTACATGGAATTGGCAAGGCTTCCAAAGGGACAGCATCCGAATTAACCAACCTTTCTGCAAAACTGACGTCTTTTCTTGCTGTCATAGGCTCGACAGTCGCCGTGAGCGCGTTCATCAAAGACACCATCGAAACGAACACGCAACTGTATTTCCTCTCTCGCAATCTCGACATGAACACGCAAAAGATATTTGCGTGGGGGGCGGCAGCGAAAGAAATAGGAGGCTCTGCGGGGACGGTTCAAAACTTCATGCGCCAGATTGCGGCGATGCCCGGCGAATTGCTGACTGGAAAAATGCCGCAACTCCTTCCCCTCTTCGCGCGTCTGGGCATATCGTTTCGGGAGCCATTCGATCAGATCATGGTTGACCTGTCGAAGAGGTTTGCCGGCATGGACCGCAAGATGGCTTTCAGCTTCGGCCTGGCAAGTGGAATTCCCGAAGATGTGATGAACCTCCTCCTCCAGGGTCCGGGAGCCGTCCAGGGGGCAATCGCGCGCACAAAAGGGTTTGGCCCAACGGAAAAAGAGGCAGCGTCAGCCGCGGAACTCAAGAGGCGTTTCACTGATCTCGAATTGCTCATTGTCAAGATCGGATACGACCTGCTCTACAAGGTGACTCCATACCTGGAAAAATTCCTCGATTTGCTCCTTAAGGTGGGGGCCTGGGCGCAACGCCACGAAAATATTGTCGCTGTCATCGTCGGCATTGCGGCGGCCCTCGCTGCTGTCGCCGCTCTTGGAACGGCGCTAGGGGCCGTTGCAACGGCCTGGGTGGGCCTCATGGGGGCTTTGGAAGCGGCATGGCCAGTTCTGGCTATCGCGGGAATAGTTGCTGCGCTGGGAGCCGCAATTCTGCTTCTTTGGCAGGATTACAAGGTGTGGTCAGTTGGGGGCAAAAGCTTTTTCGACTGGACTGCATGGACGAATATGATTTCCTCCGCCGTCGATGCGTGGGACAACCTTTCTAACGCGATCAAAGGGGCTGTTGAATGGGTTGGAAAATGGTATCAGCGCGCTGCCAATGGGCTCGGTATCGATACCAGTGAAGAATTCCAACAGCAGGCGGAAAAGAAAGCCATTGAAGCCTACAATCGCGCACATCCCAATGCCAATATAGCAGAAACGGACGATGCGACAAAGAAATTGGCGCGGGAAATAGCTAGGCGAGAAGGGTTTTACGATTCCCGCAGTGGGTATGTTCCAAACGCGAATGGGGTTGGGACTCATTTTTCTACAGAGGCCAAAAGCAACATTCCGCAAAAGGCAAACAATCCAGGGGACATTCTATACGGAGATTTTGCAAAGTCCTACGGTGCCAATGGGTTTGTGATCGCCCAAGGAGGAAAGAAGATTGCCACTTTTCCCGACGAAAGATCGGGATGGATGGCCATGTACGCTCTTCTCCAGAGCAAAGGATATGCCGGCCTGTCTACGGATCAGAAAATCGCGCGCTGGCAAACTGGTTCCTCGACCGGACTCATCAATGGAATTTCAAGCGCGACTCAACTGCCATCTTCCATAACTCACGCTCAAAATACGAGCAACAGCACTGTTGACAACAGCAAGGTAACTAACATTGGAACGATCAACGTGCATGGACAAAAAGACGTTCATAACATGACCCCATCGATGGCGCGTGGGATGGATTGGACTACTCTTACTCCTCAGCTAAACTTCGGACAGGTGCCATAATGCCATCGATACCATATCCTGATGTGCCCAACTATCCCGGCGTTCCGGCGATACCGCGCAATAGTCCAGCATCGTCCACTATCGCCATGCAGATCGCTTCTCCGCAAGGAGGCGTAAACCAGTATACAGGCAATCTCCCGTGGGGAATATACACGTCGTCCAATCAACCTATCTATACCCCCACGGAAGGCGGAACGCTGTCTGTGCTGTCTTTTGGATTCACGCGCAGCATGAGCGTCAGCAATTTCCCGGTTGAGGCCAGCGTATCGGGTCAAGGAGCGGCGTTTGCAAGCTACAATAAAGTTTATCGTCCATCCAATCCAGTGGTTACATTTTCGCTGAGCGGCACCGAGGGCGAAAAGATAGCCTTTTTAGCTGCATTGGATTCCGCCTGCCAATCCACCAGTCTCTACAACGTGTACACTCCAGACTCATCGTATAGCGGATCTTCTGGAGCCTGCACCGTAGATCGCTACAGTTATCAACGCACAGCGACGCGCGGCGCCACATTGCTGATCGTAGAAGTGTCGCTCACGCAGGTTCTTCAAGTGTCCTCTGCGTTGAGCAACGTAGCTCTTCCTTCGCCTCAATCGCCGAGCGCAAGCTCCCCAGCGAACAATGGCATAACTAAGACTTCAACGCCTCCTACTTCCTATCTTGCGCAGATCGCCACAGGCGCTGTGGGGGTGCCATAGTGCAGCAAGTGTTCCTCCAGCCCGTTCCCTCTCAACAGACGCAAGTCGTCTTGGACGGGCAGACGTGCGCAATATCCGTTTACGTGAAAACGCAATGTATGTTTTTCGATCTCTCCGTAAACGGAGTGCAGATCGTTTACGCTGCGCAATGTAAGAATCTTGTGTCTCTTGTACCCACTTCCTATTTGGGTTTTTCAGGATGGCTTGTGCTTTTCGACACGCAAGGTCAAAGCGATCCTGTATACACAGGACTTGGAACGCGCTGGGTATTGATGTATCTCGACTCGGCAGACTTGGAGGCGTATGGGGTCGTCTCCTAGTTCCTTCCAAAATATAAAGGACTTGCGCTTCGTTATAACTCTTGGAACTCAGAGCGCATCGTTCGTTTCAGGCCAGCAGGAAAACACCATCACGCTGCAAGGACTTCGCGCTTCGGTTTATATCGAGAACGCTGGCGGCGCCATGATGGGAACCTTGAGGGCGCAGATATATGGAGTCAACTCCAGCGATATAAATACGCTGACTAGCCCCCAATGGGATCACGACTATTTCGTGCCGACCGGAGGATCGTTCACCCCCAACGCAATTCAAGTGTTTGCAATCGACGGCGCACAGGAAACGCTTGTCTACAATGGAGACATATTGAACAGTTGGGGCGTATACACTTCCATGCCGGAAGTCTACTTGTACATCCAGGCGATGGTGGGGTATACCGCATTGGTTCAACCGGCAGGACCGCTGAGCGTCGCAGCCAATTCCGATGTAGCGACAGCTATGCAACAGATAGTGACGGCGATGGGATACAACTTTAAGAACGAAGGCGTGAACGCAGCGGTGACGCAAGGAACATACAAGGCCAACACTCTCATGGAGCAAGCGCGTTCTCTGATGCGGGACTATAAATTCTGGATGGCGATTGATCCAACAAGTCCTAACACTCTAGTTATAGCTCCTTATGCGACGGCAAGAAACCTCGCAGCGCCTCTTGTTTCAGCGCAAACGGGAATGATGGGATACCCTCTTTTCAATGAGACTGGAGTGAACTTCGAGACATTGTTCAATCCAGGCATATTCATGCTTGGACCGATAACGATTCAAAGCGCAGTCGCCAGGGCTAACGGCACATGGATAGTTACTTCGGTATCGCACCATCTTACGAGTCAAACTCCGAACGGTCCGTGGACCAGCACTGTAAACGCAGTTCTTCCGGCTGCGGCAGCATCTTAAGAGGGGAACGCTATGGGGTCTGTAACCAATCCGGCAGGCATGATGCAACCCTCCAGCCTGTGGGGAGTATTCAACAATCTCGACTTTATGATCCAGCAGGCTATCTCAAGAATTCAGACCTGCACTATCGTCAAAGTGGTTAACTTCTCGGATGGAATGGTGGACGTTCAGAATCTAGTGAATCAGATCACTGGACAAAAAATAGCGATTCCTCATACGACGATGTACAGGTTGCCGTTCGTTCGTTTGCAAGCCGGTAGCAGTGCGGTCATTATGGACCCCCAGCCTGGCGATATTGGACTTGCGTTGTTTGCGAGTCGAGATATAACGAACGTCAAAAGCACGAAGGCTCAAGCCAACCCCAACACGTTCCGAACATACGACTATGCCGATGGAATATACGTTGGAGGCATTCTCAACGCGACTCCATCGCAATATATACAATTCACTGACTCTGGAGTCACCATTGTTTCGCCGACAGCGATTACATTGCAGGCGCCGAGCATTGTGTTGAATGGGACATTGCAACAAACAGGCGGAAGTTCTACAATGAGTCAGTCTCTTGCGGTTGCCGATGATGTGACGGCAAGCGGGATCAGCTTGAAAACGCATACGCATACCGGGGGAACGATCAGCGGAGACACTGGAGAGCCGATACCATGAGCGCGCCTATGAAGACGTTGCTACTCGACAATTCGGTATGGGATTTGGTGCTAGATTCCAACGGGAATATCGCGCTGTCTTCTCCTCCTTACGCGACGGCGCAAGATGTGGCCAGCGCAATCAAAACGTTTCTTGGCGAACTTTGGTACGACACCACGCAAGGAGTCCCCTACTGGCAGTCGCAAGCGCAGATCGTCGCCGCATTTAACGCAGCAGCTTTGACGGTGCCGGGAGTTGTAACAGAAAATACTGTCATCACATCGACAGCCAACCGGCAGATGGGCGGCCAAGTGCAATTCTCGACGAATGACGGCACCACTACGACGGTGAATTTCTGATGGGAACTTCTATACCGGCGATCCAATGGACCCCCGAAGGCGTTGTGCTTCCTACTGACGCGGCAATTCTTTCTGGCGCTCAGCAGGACATCAACAACGCCTTCGGGGGCGGTGTCAACCCAGGCTTGAGTACGCCGCAAGGACAACTGGCTTCTTCGGAATCTGCAATCGTAGCAGACAAAAACTCAGACATCGCCTATATCGCAAATCAGGTCGATCCGCTTTATGCTGAGGGGCGCTTCCAGGATGCTATCGGAAGAATCTACCTAATGAATCGCAAGGGAGCAAGTTCAACTGTAGTCATCTGCACCATCGGAGGCTTGCCGGGAACGTATATTCCTGCCGGATCGCTCGCGCTGGACACTTCCGCGCAGGTATATCAACTTCTTTCGCCTATAACCATTGGCTCCAGCGGAACGATAGAAGCGGAGTTATCCAATGTCGCCACAGGCCCAATCCCTTGCGCCACCGGAACTCTCATTCAGATTTACAGATCGGTTCCAGGGTGGGATTCGATCACGAACGCTGGAGCGGGGATACTTGGATCGGACGTGGAAAGTTCGCAAGCGTTTGAACTTAGGCGGCAAAACTCTGTCGCGCTCAATAGTCACGGCACTACGGATGCCATTCTTGCCAACGTTTACTCAGTTTCAGGCGTTTTAGACTGCGTTGTTATAGACAATCCATCTGGAGGAACGCTGAATTATGGAGAGACAAGTTATCCGCTTGCCCCACACTCGGTTTATATTGCGGTTGTTGGCGGCTCGGCCAGCGCAATCGCTCAGGCAATCTGGACGGCCAAAGACGGAGGGTGTTCATATAGCGCATGGCCAAACTATCCGAACGGTTCAACTGTCCCAGGACAAGGATCGGTAGAAACGGAAGTGGTTTACGACACGCGGATGTCTATGCCCTATCCGGCATACGGGATCAGCTTTATAGTTCCCAACCCGACACCAATTTATTTTTCTGTCAGCGTTCAAAACACGGCCTCATTGCCAGCCAATTACGCGACGCTGATTCAGAACGCCATCATCGCGCAATTCAACGGGGAAAACAACAATGTAGCTGCCGGCATAGCGTCTTCGATTGTCGCCCTTAACTACGTGGGAGCCATATTCGCAGCAATTCCATACGTGAATCTAATCAGCATTCTGGTAGGAGCAACAAGCCCAGGGGCGGCTTACGACGTGCTGATGGGAATCGACCAGCAACCGACTTTGAACGCATCGGACATAACGGTGACCGCAATATGAACGACGTATCTCAGACGATAATCTCGCAGTACGCGAACTCGCCGACCATTCTCGCTCTCATTGAGTCGCAAAATGCAGCCATCGATCCTTCGCAAGACATTGACAACTTCTATGCCCACGTATGGAACGTGGACACTGCTCAAGGGTTCGGGTTGGATATATGGGGGCGCATCGTAGGGGTATCGAGAACGATTCAAACCACTCCAGTAACTGTACTCACTGACGCTCAATTTCTGCAACTTATTTTGCTCAAGGCGCAGAGCAATATATCCCGCGCCGACTGTTTCTCGATCAACACATTGTTGATGACGTGGATGAGCGGAAGAGGAAGGGCATACGTCAACGATCTCGGTAACATGGAAATTCGATATATGTTCGAGTTCGCTCTTGAGCCGTTTGAGGTTATAATCATAACTGAAAGCGGCATTTTCCTGAGGCCGGCTGGGGTGGCAGGGTGGATGGTGAATTTCACCCCGCCCGTGTTTGGGTTCAGCGGGATGAAGGACATTGCCGTGGGGTTCGGACAGGCACCGTTTATGCCGTCTGGAAACCCGTATGCAGTAGCGTGAGGGGAAAATGGAACTTGCGAACGCGCCTGCCCAGATAGTCGCAGCATGGGCTAACGGTGTATCGACGAAGACGAATCCCATCCCTGTTCCTTCGCAGCAGGGAATTACGCCCGGCGCCGCAAGCTGGACAGACGGATTCCCTCCGCTTTGCGACATTGATTCATCTGATGGAGGTGTTCCTCCAAAGATGGCAGACATGAATGGCGGCCTCTACCAGATGAGTGCAGTAGATGTTTGGATGAGCGCAGGCGGAGGATTCCCATATAACGCTGCTTTCCAGACGGCCATTGGCGGCTATCCAAAGGGCGCGCGTGTTCTGATGGCAAGCGGAAATGGGTACTGGGTTAGCACAGCCGACAACAACGTGACGGACCCAGATACGGGCGGAGCGGGATGGGCCAGCGCGGATGAGAATGCAATTACGGCACTGACCGGCGACGTGACCGCTACAGGTCCAGGCAGCGCGGCGGCGACGCTTGCGGCTAGCGGCGTGACTGCGGGAAGCTACATTGGCGCAGACATCACGGTCGATGCAAAGGGAAGGGTCACCAACGCATCGAGCGGATTCACCACCGGAAGCAATGCAAATGGGTATTGGGTTAAAGACCCAACGGGACACATTCGTCAGTGGGGATTTATAAGTGTTCCTTCCGGTTCTTCTTTTCCGAACGGAACATTTACGTTTCCTAATACATTCACGAATATAAGTTCCATTGTCATAACAGGATGCGGTATGTCAACGATCAACGGTTCATCTCTTTCAACTACAGGTAACATTCCCGTTTTCGCCGCTATCGCGGAGTCAGTCACGACGGGTCAATGGCGAGTCGATACGAACGTGGGAAACAACTTTTCCGCGATAACCATTCAATGGACAGCGGATGGATTCTGAGGCGATATGAAAATCTTTGGACGCATTCTCGGTGTTCTGTTCGTGATCGCTGTCATGCTTCTTTGCGTGTGCAGCGCGTTTTCACAGACAAGCGGCAACACTCCTCCCCCTCCCCCGGTGTGCGGATCGACCAACGCGGGAGCGATCTACACCGACACGGGGACAACTCCTCCCACTGTCTACACGTGCAGCTATTACAACCTCGAATGGCAATGGAACGTGAACCCTATTTATGGGGGGTTGGTATACGAATCTAGTGTGCCCGGCACTTGTTCTGGAGCATTGCCTGTGTATGTAGCGGGATGGCCTAACACAGAGGTGTATGTGTGTGAAAACGGCATTCCTGAACCCATTCCCTCTCCGGGTGAAACGGTGGGGGTGTCCGGCAGTATAACGAATGGTAATTGCGCATCATGGTCATCGTCGAACTCCATTACAGATGCAGGATTTCCATGCGGCTCCAGTTCCGGCACGGTGAGTTCCGGGACCGCCGGGCAACTGGCGGTCTACACCGG